GAGAATTTTACAATCAACGAGGTAGGTCTAATGCTTGAGTATGATCAGTTGGATATGCTTATAGAAAAAACCAGCACACAGAAAAAGATTTATGTGAAATATTACGTGGGTAAGGTATTAAAAACCCAAAATATTTATGATATGATTCAGGATTTATTTCATTTAGAAAACGTATTAACAAAGAAGGATGATTTAATCATTATCACAAAAGACGAGCCAAATGACACGCTTCGCCAAAACGTAAAGGATATTGGGAACGATGAGGGAAATTATATTTCACTATTTAATATCAAACGACTACAATATAACGTATTAAAGCACGAACTACAGCCAAAATTCACGAAACTAAATGATGTAGAGACAGCGGCGTTCAAAGTGAAATACAATATTCTACATGATAAACAGATTCCAGACATTTCATATTTCAGTCCAGTATCATTAGTGCTGGGATTTAGACCAGGAGATGTAATTCATTGTCTGCGAACGAGTAGGACTGCTATTGAAACTGATTTTTACAGAATTTGCAAGATTTAAAATGTAAAATGTATAATGTAAAAATAATATTAATTAAATATTAATATTATATAGTAATGGAAATAACAGATTTTTCATATTTTAATACAGATAATAAATGTTATGAACCAAAAGATGAATTAAATAATGAATCGGCGTTAAACACATTTATAGGGGAAAATTTTGATACTGAAACTTTTTCTATAGGAAAAAATTCGCCATCAAAGAGTAATGTAGATGACTGTAAAAAAAAAGCATTAGCGGGAAATAAAAGCCTTTTTTTAGTAGGTAATGCGTCAGTAGATGCTGATACTAAAAGTGTAAAATATGATTGCTTAATACCAAAAGTAGATAAAAAATACACAAACGGTAATATAGCGAATTTATTGAGACCATTTAATGATTTAATAACTGATTTATTTGGAAGCAGTTCAATATTTAGCAATACCGAAACGGCGACAGCAATAGAGTTTGACAGCACAAAGCAGAGAACAAACATGAATGATATACCGAATTGTTTTTCAATAGACCAAGATAATATAAAAGACACTTTTTCAAAATCTGGGAGATATGTAATATATAAGACATCGTTAATAGGTAATAGTGATGTAAACGAAAAATTACGCGGAACAAAATCACTGGAGCATTACACTGGCGATTACAATAGTATAATCCAACAAACAGATGGCGTTTTAGATATATTCAAACTTATGTTTAAAAAAGCAGTATGCGAAAGATCGTCGGTTCATATGGCGAATTTAGATGGGTCAATCATAGCATTACAGCAACATTACCAACGTTATTTCAGTTCGTTAGACACTATAACAACCGATTTATCGAATATGTCGGTTCTAACAGAATATGATACATTATATTTAGAAAAATTACAGAGAGATATAGATGCTAAGAAAAAGGAATTAAAAAGTTTGATTGGTTTTGATGGTGCTAATAACGGAAAATTAACCGACACTGAATTTATGAAGACTTTGAAACTATCGGAAAATATCTTGTTGTTTTTTGTATTAATTTTTGTAATTTATGCTTACAGAAGAAAACTAATATAAATTATTTAGAAACTGTAAAAAATAAATAAAAATATATATAAATAACAATAATGTCTATAGTGTTAGATAGATTAGAGTCAAAAAATAGTAATATAGATACTCCATTAAAAAAAAAGCCAACAAAATTTACATCCGATGTATTAAATGTAGATGCTATTCAGTCTAATTTAATGAAAGAAAACTACCAAAATTTAACGAATAATAGTAATTATAATTTATTAGGAAACGGATTTGAGTCTGTGAATGATAATATGGACTATGTAGGGTGTTTAACAGGTAATGGAACAAAATTAGCGAGCAAAACAAAGGAGATAAACGAGAGTACGCCGGATAAAGATGCGGATTTAGTAAATGAAAAAAAAATCAATAGAAATTTCACACTAATGAAAAGTATTGATGTGATAATCTCTATCATCTACTTAGCGGTGCTGATTACATTTTTACTGGGAAGTGTAATCAATAGAGAGCCCAATAATATAGTCAATGCTTTGGTTTTAACATTAATATATGTATTTTACAAAATATTCGTGGGGTATGTTAATTAGATAAATATAGGCTATAAAATTTGGGAAAATATATTTTCATATTATAAATATATAATATGAAAGGTGATATGAAAAATGATATACGTAGTAAATTGGTAATAATATCAGTATTAATATTAATTCCAATCGGGATATTATATTTGAATATGGGAGATGAATTATTTAATATTAGAGAGAATTTAGAAGGTGCTGATGGAGTTTATCGCCCTGGTTTTGACTCTGTAGAGGCTCTTGATGCGGCGACAGGCAGTTCAAGTTCGGGTGCGGGAACTCCAGCAAATGGAGCTACGTCGCCTGCTGGAAGTAATTTTGTAAATGTTTGCCATCCAAAAAAATCAAACTTCTACAATATCAATGTAGAAGCATTAGAGGAAGTAGATTCTGAAGCAGGCATTTCTGCGAATAGTTGTAAATATAAATGCGATATAGGCAACTGTGATTTATACCTGATGAATAATGATGTTTGTAAATTGTATAAAAAAAAGGCGAACGCAGATTCAGAGGCTACCTTTTTAGAAGTAAATTGTAATAATAAGGTTTTACCATCAGCTGACCCATCTAATCCAGATGCCCCAACATATACATCGGTAGGTGAAGGTAAAATTGAAAGCACTTTTTACCAAGCCCACAAAAAGAATTTCAAACACATCAACTATCTATTAGATACTGCGAATGATATCAAAGGAGATTACATACAAATTAATGCTGAAATAGCGGGTTTAGCAGATAACCCAGCATCGCCAGACCGTAGTCAATTGCGTGGATTATATGATACTGTAAATGGTAAATTGGAGAAAGTGGCTGATTATTTAGAGTTAGATAAAAATAGTTTATATAGCAATTTTATATCAAACAAATATTCAACATCTGACACAGATAAAACAAATTTAGGAGGAAATGAGTATTCACAGGTAGATGCCTTAAAAGAATTTAAGAAACAGAGAGATGATACTCTGAATATAGAGGGTAGGACAATAAATGATACTCTGGTTCATAATAGAAAGTATTTAGTATATACGATATTATGTATTTTAATGATATTGTCGGTTGTTATTCTGGTAATTTTCAAAATGGCACCAGATTTAATTTCCGACAAGATTGTAATAACCTATTTTATGGGAGTATTGATGATGTTATTTTTTATTCATTATTATTTTAAAGTTTAGAATGATTTATTAATAAATTGGTATTATATATTAATAATTATGTCCGCAAAAGCAAAGACACAGTTATACGTTGATCCTATAGGTCAAACAGATGTTACAAATTTACAATATAATAATGTAGATAAACTAAAGAAAGGAGCAATAACAGTAGATGCACGCATAGTAGATAGTAAATTAGCAAATGAAGCCCACTATTTACAACTATCAATATGGTCTATTACTGCTGGAATAAGTATTATCGCATTATTAATATTAATAAGAGAGTCCAAATAAATTATAAAGTATAATTATAATATAATATAACTATAATTATGTCAAATTTAGAAGAACCAGAAGAGGGGGGAGGCATATCAATTCTTAGTCTAGATTCTTTAGAACAGCGTAGAGCAGTATTAACTGCTATAATGGGGGCTATAGACTATCATGAGAACTCTATATCCGAATTTCATACATCAGAGGAAAGGATTGAATTATTAGCTGAATCAAAGGGCACTTTTACTAGACAGATAGATAGTCTGGAGAGAAAAAATACAACTTTACTAGGATTGATTGAAAACGAGCCAATTAAATTACAACAATTAAATCAGTACAGTAATGATATAGATGATTTAGTAAATACTAATCAGTTTAAAATACCTAATGTAAAAATTTCAAAAATTACAGGTTGGGCTTCGTCCGATGGAGTTCTGAGTATAACATTAGAGTTGTCCGATTCGGGAACGAGACAATATGGACCAGTCCTACCGGATAATTGGACTGGTGGCACCAAAGTAGGTCCATTTATTTTAGAGCAAACAGAATTCATAGTGAAGATAGACAAAATTGCGTCGCAAACAGCAAGTTCATTAGGAAATGCTATTATATTTTATACTTCTTCTAATAGAAAACACATCATAAAAGGGAATGATGTAGAAATTGACCCGAGCAAATTCTCGGAGGAAAAGATATTTAAAGTAAATAGAACATACGCGAGATGGGAATGGCACGAAGCCGAAGCAAAAAGACAGGGTTTTACATTAGCGTCTATTGCAGATTCGGGCGAAAATAATAAAATCAGCACACTATTAAGGGAGGAGCGTTTAGGCAGTGCTTGGGCTGGCGGTAAAAGAATTCGCAGGGGCAGAGGCAAGGGTTCCGACACTTGGAAATGGGTAGATGGAACACCTTGGACGTTAAAAAGTGCTTGGAATGGTGGTGAGCCAAATGATTGCTGTGGTGGAGAGAATTATTTACAGCTTCACCAAAGTGGTCGTTGGAATGATTTGTTTCCATATGATTTACCCGCTGTTTATTCTAAACTGGCGGAGCGATACACGACCAATTCGGTTACATCGGGTGGTTCTGATATGGGAATTATAGGAATCACAAATATAGACGACATGACGGTTGAAACTGATAGCCAATATATAACCGACACTACTGCGATGGATAATTTAAAAAACTTAAAAAAAGACGTGCGCGAGTTGACTTCCTTATTAGATGGAAATACTGATGATTACGTCACCGAATACCATGCTAATGTAAATTTACTAAAAAGACTGAGGGCATTAATTAAAGAAATAGATGAAGAGATAATTGCTTTACGACAATTAAACGCGTCCGTAACAGATGGTTTTACGAATATGGATAAAATAACCGGTGTTTTGAATAATATATTTGGTAATAGTAATAATAAACCGATGAGAGAAGGTATGGACGGAGGAGAACCTAAGTTAAATAGTCCTTTCTACGACTATATACAGGGATTATTTAGTCAAACAAGACAGTCAATAAATAGCGAGATGGCGACTACAGATAGGATTGAATACGAAGAAGAGAGAAATTATATGTTGGAACTGATTTCACAGAAAGACAACGTATTAAGTAATGTTTTAATGGACTATATGGTAAATGATACAAAGGGTTCCAACGCAGAGAAAGTATATGAACAACTTGACCAGGAAAACCGTGATAAATTAAGGCAAATAAAAATGAACGATTACAATACCAAAACAATGGTGGAATATTCCAGTATATTAAAATTCATAGTATTATTAATCGTAATTATGATACCATTTTTGCTTTTGGCGAAATATGAAATTATGAATCGTAATGTAAGTTTATTTTTTGTGGTTGCGATTGGATTTGTAGGATTTGTCAATATAATATACAGAATGTATAGAATATCCAGGAAAGATAATAAGGATTTTGATAAAGACATCATTCCATATGATAGGAAAACAGCCGAGTTAATGAAGGAGGGCAAACTAAAGAAAAAATCGGGCGGTGGATTAGGTGGGTTTGGTATAACATGTATAGGCGAACAATGTTGTACTGATGGTATGTTGTATGATTCTACACAAAATAGGTGCTATGCGACATCCGAAAATTTTGGTAATTTTTTTGAAAATTCCATCAACGCAAAAAATCAAGTTGAATCTGAGATAATAGATAATGATTTACACGAATCAGCAAAGGAATTCAGTTTCATAAAAGAGCCATTTTTAACATCGAGCGCCGATTTAGCGAGTTTTAAAACAAAGGCACTTGTTGGTTCGTTGAATAATTCTTCTGCCGACAAAATGATGAAATGATAGTATGTAAAATATAATAATAACAAAAAATAATTATATTTTATAGTAGTAATATAAGTTTATTACTTATGGGTGATGATAAAGTATCAAAACAGATTTATGGAGCATTTGACGAAATGGAAGGAAATTTAGTAAAAGGTATTCAGGATACCATAACAGCTGAAGTTCTACCACCAGATTTCAAAGATAGGATGCAAATAATGATGGAATATGCAATGCCCCCAAAAGATTTTCAAGAATATGTGGAAGAAAGCGATAAATATAAATGGCGACGAGTGCATCAACCAAATACAGCAAGAGTAAAAGAAGGTATGGGAAATCAGGGCGATGGACTAATTGAAACCATTGCAGCCATTGAAGAAGGTATGGGGGCAAGACATGGAACTTTCAAATCAACACCTGATTTTGCACAACAATGTGCTGAAAATGCTGAAGCGACGACAGCAGTAGTAATAGAACTTGAGAAAGCAGATTTAAATAAATTAAAAAAGTACTATAGCACATATTTAACTCTATATAAATCTATGTATAATTACCAGTTGTCTTTAGGGTCATTAATAGATGGAAAACTTAAAGAATTAAACAAATTTTCCAATAAGACAGATACATATAAACAGAATTTATATATTGACTCGAGAAAGGATACATATGAGAATTCTAATTACGATTTTTATAAGAGTGTGAATTATTATTTTTTGATTTTTTACGCTTGCTTATTAGTGGCATATTTTATGTTTACTCCATTTTTCCAAGAAGAAAAATATAAAAATTTGAAGTTAGTATCGATGATAGTAGTTTATATTATGATTCCATTTATTTTACCATCATTATTGGCGTTAATTCATATGGGATATGAATCTATAATTGAATACAACAATATGAAAGGAGACATCATTAGTTATCCACATATAATAGCAGATAAGGAGAAATACGCATAGATAAAAAAATTTAATACACTTGAACTATCATAACCATTATTATTTAAATTTTATAATATTACAATTTAAATAATTAATCTCAATTAGCATCACCATCCTCTTCCTCGGCATCATTATCGCTGTCTTCCTGTTCGTATATAATTTGAACGTGCATCCACTTACCACGAGCACACCTACCAAACATTTTATCACAATATTCAACGATTTCCTTACCGTTGGGAATGTTATTTCTCCCGTAATTAGAGATATACCAATTTTTGAATTCTTCAACTAACTCTGTCTTCTTCATCTTGGAATCCCTCTTGCGAACGATTTTCTCCTTGGCGAACTCGCTTAAGTAATCCTGCGAATTGCGATACTTATCACTAATAGCAGTTACAACTGCTACGTCCTTTACCTTGCCTTCTTTAACAAATGCGAGCTCAACTAACATAGATGCTAATACGGGAGCCCAAGTTTTGAATTTTTTATCAAGCTGACGGTCAATAGCAAACTGGTGGGGGAAATTCTCACGGGGGAACCTATCCTCATCCTCATAAGGTGCATCGTTGAACTTAGACATGAAATCACATACACGAATACGACGCCAAGTACCGTCGTCGTTGGTAGGGATTTCAAACAGCACGTTAGTACAAACCACAAGTTTGAACTGGGGAATGAATGTGATAGAGTCTTTGAATAGAGCACGACCAACAAGGGGGTCGCCACCAGTAATCTCTTTCATAATACCCTCATTGATTTTATCACCCTTGCTTGGCTCCTGCATACAGGCATACCTTACACCCATCAACTGGACAATTTCGGGAGAAGTAGAACCAATTTGATTTCTGCTTTGAGTAATTAATGTAATGGGGACGGTTGCTTTGTAATCGCCAAGGGCTTTACCCATAAGTTCCACCAATTTAGATTTGCCGTTAGCACCGCTGCCGGTGTAAATATTGAATGTTTGATTGTCGTTAGTTCCAATTAATACTGACGCAAGATGGTCCCACATATATCCCCGTAATTCATCATCGGGGAAGAGAGCACAGATAAACTGGTTGATTTCACTAATAATTTCTTCATATGTAACAGTTTTATCTGTTGGGTGTGCTCCTTTTAATGTGCTCATAGGAGTGTAATCAATTAGAGTAGATTTTGAAATGTAATCATCAGGGCGACCCTTCCTGTAAGTTTTGCTGCTGAAATCAACAACATAATTGTTGAAACACAGTAAATACGGATTGGCGTCCATTTTCTCAATAAAGTCTTTGTCGTAGAATATGTCTTTTGCCTCCTTCATAATGTTATTCTTCCAACTGGTAGTCTTAAGCAGAACACAGATGTCGCCTAAGCGTGAAGAACGAACCTTCATGTTGCTTACGACTGTATCAACATCATTTCCGCTTTGCTCCATACGGGCGATGACTTCAATAAGGTCCTGTGCCTTCTTCATATATTTATCGTGCATCTCCTTTGAGATTTTAAGACGAAGTGTATTACCACTATCAATTTCGTGCCATTTATTTTTCTTGTATTCATACCACAGATTACTTTTAACGCCGATACAAACGAACTGGTCCTTACACATTTGATATAATACATTCGCAAGGTCATATTCTCCAATCTTCTCTTTGTTGATAAGAGATTCAAGTGTTAGGTCAATATAATACGAGATGGTTTCAGACCTGATTTTTTTGTAGCTATTGAAATTATCGGTTTTAGCCCAGAACATAATAGAACGCTGGGTAAGACCATCGGGATTTTTACAATCAAACGATTTCCACATATTATAATACTCTTCAACATTACCAAAACTAAAGGTTGCTGATTGGGAACTGAACTTCAGCCAGGTCAAGAATGATTTATCGCTTGAATTTTTAAGAGCCCAACCGACACGAATCCATTTACTGAAAGAACCATCGCCATAATAGGCTTCGGGTAAAATCATAGTGAATTTGTGGGTTTCATTCACCTCGTAATCATTATCGCTTAAATTTTCAAGATAAACCGCCAGTAGAGCGTCTAATTGTTTAATGTCTGAAATTTTAGATAGGTCACACGAATCAAGGTCAATTGATGTATCAACGACATTAATCTTTGGTTTTTTATTATCCTTTGATAGAATTGCCTGCTTCTCCTGCTCGATTGCGGCGGTTAAGAATTCATTATCAATTAAGTCGAACCTGTGATGCTCGCTATTTCTTGCGGACATAATGGGTAGATGCTCCAAGATATTGATTTTTGAAAGGTTGTTCTCGTTTAAATCCCAAGAATCTTCTTCGGGGTCATATGTGAGAGTGTAATGATGACGTAGTTCATATGCTTCATTGCCTGGTTTTCTGCAACCGAATAACTGCCAATTTACAAACCCCTTTGTGACGCCCTCATCAAATACTTCATCGGCTGTATTTGTAAATGGTAGATCATCCCAAATCTGGGAGATGTCGTTGATAATTTTTTTTCTTAAAATGACTTGCTCTGCTTTATGCATGGAAAGTGTGAATATCATATGGATTCCGTCTTTAGTTTTATCTTCCAACGCATTTACGTTGGGCTTTTCCATAACATAAACATCAATTGGGTGGTCTGCGTCTATGTTATATATTTCGTTGAGTTTTGTAGCATACAAACCAATAAGGTCTACGATATGTTCTTTAGTATGTTGTCTGGATTTAACTGAAGTCTCATACCGTAGATCAACGTCAATGAGTAATGGACCATTATCAGTGAGCTGTTTTTCGGTAAGAAACTCTTTGTTCTTATCCACGAAGACATTATGGTGGTATAGTTTCCAGAATTTTTCATTATACTCAATATTGAAAATGCCGCCGAAAACATTTAACTGTTTATCGGGAATCCTCGTATGTGTAAATACTGAGCCTTTTTCTGCTTTAGATTTTTTTATCACCTCACTGTATAACTGTGATGATGATGTATTAGTTTGATTGGTATTCATTTAATAGTTATATATATGAATATATTTTTATATTTATTTTTATATTTATTTCAAATTTAATTCAATTTTATTATTAAAAAAGTTTTAATTAAATTTCGGAATTTATAATATTTACGAAATTAAATTAAAACCAACCCGTTAATTATATTATCAAAAATGGTATTAACGGGTGAAGCAGTTCATCGTATTGCAAAAGATGTTAAATATATTATGAAGAACCCGATTGATAATATTTATTATAAACACGACGGTGAAGATATAACAAAAGGTTATGCTCTGATTATTGGTAATCAGGAAACACCATATAGTTGTGGTAATTATTTATTTGAATTCACATTTCCTGATAATTACCCGTTTGAGCCACCAAAAGTGAGAATTTTAACAAGCGACGGTCTGATGAGATTTCATCCTAATTTATATATAGGTGGTAAGGTGTGCTTATCTATAATTAACACGTGGAGCGGTGAAGGCTGGACGTCTTGTAATAATATTAATTCTGTTCTCCTTACTATTTTATCTGTTATGGATAATAATAGTTTAACGTTTGAACCAGGTATTGGTAAAAACCATCACAATGTAAAGAGATATGACCTTTTAGTCGGATACAAAAATATTGAGCATTGTGTAATAAAGCAGATTGAGATAGTTAATAATTTAGCTGAAAATAACAGAGACCATGATACAAATAACCCCAAATTATATAAATGCGAAAATTGCTTACTGTTATTTAAAGATGAAATAATTGATAATTTCAATAAAAATTTCAGTATAATTGTAGATGATTTACAGAGTTTACAGGTTAGGGTTGATAAACTCAAGGGAAATGGCTCATTGTATATATCGAGTTATGCCCTTATATTTCCATTAGATTTTCCGAAAATCAAGGATGCTTTAATGACCCTATCAATTACAACAGGTTTAAATAAGCTGACGATTAATAATTAAATTTATTAAAATATTATGAATTTCAATAAAATTGATAATAAAAGATAAATTTTAATATCAATTATTATATAGTAGATATGAAATTCTGTACCAATTGTTCCAATATGTATTACATCAAATTGGAGGGTGAAACCAGTGACCAGCTGATATACTACTGTAGAAATTGTGGTCAGACGAACGACGACCTAATGGATACTGGTAAATGTATTTTAAAGGAAAATATTACAAAGAACGACAACAAATATAATGTATCAATTAATAAATACACCAAGAAAGATAATACACTTCCCAGGGTGAGTTATATCAAATGTCCCAACGACAACTGCCATAGTAATGCCGATGAGTTTGATGTAGCAACTCGGGAGGTAATCTATGTTAGATATGACCAGGAAGATATGAAATATCTATACCTGTGTTCTCACTGCGACCACACTTGGAATCCTGAAAAATAATTAAATATCATTTAATTTGATTTAATTTAAAATTGATTTATTTTTTAATAAATATAATTAAATAATAAATATCAATAATAATAATGGACGAGACAGAGGAACCCGAGCAAGTTGAGCCTGTAGAGGAAAACGAGGATGATAATGACGACGCCGATTCAATTATTAGCGAGGAGGCTGAAGATGATGAGATAGAGCAGGTTATAGAGGGAGAGATAGAGGTTGAAGAAGAGGAAGAAGAGGGTGAAGATGGATTTCAAAAGGAGGAGATTGATAAAGACGAGGCTGAAGAATTAAATAACCAGGGGAGTTCATACAAAAATACTTATCTGTTTAACGATGATTTAGAGGCAAGTGATTCGGACCAATTTCTACAAAAATTCGGCGAAGGATTGAAGAAAGATTTTATCGCAGCAAATCATCAAGAGTGTTTAAGTAAAAATATGGATGAAATCAAAGAATTCCTTGATGTTATTCGGGATAAGGATAACATCATTATTGATAATTTACACCGAACTGTGCCTATTCTAACCAAGTATGAAAAAACCAGGATTATCGGTATTAGACTGAAGCAACTTAATAACGGTGCCGAACCATATATCAAGGTCGCCGAGGATATTATTGATAATAATTACATCGCAGAGAAAGAACTTAAACTAAAAAAAATACCGTTTATTATTCAGCGTCCTATAGCAAATAATACATTTGAATACTGGAGGTTAGAAGATTTGGAAATACTGTAATTTAACACTTCCATCTATTACCACAAGGAATACATGTTACAAATGTTGTCATAGACTCATCAGCACTACGTGTTTGTAATTGATAATAAGTACATTTATTTTCTTTACACTTAAAACAAGTAAATTCATCGGTAGATGCTTCAATTTTAGGCGAGAATTTGTTCTCATCTTTCATTTTTTTAATAGCAATTAATTCTTCCCATAAGTCGGGTCGCAGTTCTTCGTGTGTCATAAATGCGATAAGATGTGCTTTGATAGTTTTGTTGGTAATTTTATCAAATAACTCTGGGTCTGTAATATTATTTAAAATCATCTTCAATTTTTGAATATAAATACTAACAAACTGTTCATTATTCCATTTTTTGATTAGGTTTTTTTTATCGGCAGTTTGAATACTGTAATTATAGATACCCTTTTCCATATTAAGTGCGATTTTCTCATTATCTAACATGGAATTAAGTTTATCAACAATATTAGTCCTGAAAACCGAGGGGTCATTTACAACACGAATAGATTTACTCATTTATAAAATAATATGATATACACTTTTATATTATTTTAATTATCAATTTTAATATAATTATTTATTTATTTATTTAATCTGTTGATTCTTCATCCGAATATTCATATAATTCGCAGGCTAATTCAGAATTGTAAGAATTCTCTGAACCATCATCATCATCTTCATCTTCCTTGGTTTCCGTTGTCTTGGTAGTAGTTTCAACAGCAATAGTTTGTTCCTCGCTTTCATTTATTTTGAAAAAATCTACAAAAACATCTTTAGTAATAGAGATATATTTCCCATCAGTATCCTTCATTAGAAAGATGGATTTGCCGTAAATATTCATCGAGTTATTTTTATAAAATACAAAATCACTTAATGAATTAGAAAACCCCTTTGTTTTACCCCATAATTCAATAGTAAAATTTTTAGTTTCCCAGTCTTTAATTTTGGAAAAATCGGTATTATTTTTGAAATTACATTTTTTATAAATACTTTCCTCTGTTAAATTTTTTACTTTAATTTCGGTTATAGCGTTAGTTTGTATAAGAACACAATTAATCATTAATTGATATTTGTTATAGATAGTGTATAATATTTAAGTTATAATATAAATATATTTTTGAATGATAATATAAATGATTTTATACATAATTACCTGGACCATCATATATTTAATACTAATATTAATATTACATTATTTATTCTTGTTTTTCCAGAAGAATCTAACCACTACAAAAACCAAAGACTATTACAATTTTCCAAATAACGAATATGATAAGATAAATGATATATTGAATACGGGCGTCAATAACACCGCACCAAATACAGTAATAGAAAAAGTTGAACCAATTCCAGATAATCAACCCGTAACCGTTCAAAGCATAGAAACAGTATTACCTAACTATGCTATTGAGGGAACCACCGCGATTGAAAATGAGGCAGGTTTTAACATAGACAGTTTCAATTCTCAATTTGAAAATAAACAGCCTGTAAGTGATGATAAAAATAATATGAAAGGTGAATTAGAAGATTTTTTAAATAAAATAAATAAATAATTACAATATTATAAAAACTGATTGGAATAAATATAAAACCATAATTAGAGTAATACTAATAACCGACTATGAACGTTATCAATAAACAGATAGTGGAACAAATTCTTTATAGATACCCTAATAAGATATCTATTAAGAACTTAAATATTTACAATAATGGAAACAGCAACAATAAAATCTTATTTAATCCCGATGCTAAATATTATATTTTGAAACCCAAAGGTAAAAGGGCTTATTTATGGTTCACATATTTTGAAAAGAAACAAATATGTATTTTAATATTTATGAATAATAGGCAAATTAATCACCCATCAAATGAATTTTATGAATATCCTATCAAATTTAATGATGATATTTGCTATAACAATATGTTGCTGTTCGGTTATTATTTAACTACCAATATTCATAAGGGCAAACAGCATCGTTTTGTAATTGAAAATGTATTTAATTACAATATTTACAACGATATTTTGGTGAAAAACGATTATAACTTCAATTACAATTATAAAATAGAATTATTCAAGAAAATTTTACCACAATTATACAGCAATAATAATTATGTTGTAAATTTGCCTATTATTTTGAATAATAGTGATAATGTATTCAAACTGATTAACAAGTTGGATTACAATATATACAGCGCAGCCGCTTATAGTGATAATAAATATTTAGGGAATTATATCTTTAGCAATACCAATAACACGGGTAGTAATAATAGCACTAACAATAATAAAATTGTCGCGACGTTTAAAATTACACCCTGTATAAATCAGGATTTATATAACCTAACAATTATGAATAACGATAATGAGGAAGTTTATGATTTGGCGTTAATTGATTCGTATAAAACATCCCTCTTCATGAATAAACTATTTAGGAAAATTAAAGAAAATGCGAATTTAGACCTATTAGAGGAAAGCGACGATGAAGAAGAATTTGAGAATGTGAATGTTGATAGATTCGTTCATCTGGATAAACAGTATTTAATTGATTGTGTTTATAATCACAAGTTCAAAAAATGGGTTCCTCTAAATATCTCAAAGAATAAAGTAATTACGAAACATAATTTAGAATCAATTTTAGGAAAAAAAAAATATAATCATATATTATAAAAAGAATGATCTCCCCTATTAACCAGTTCATCGAATTCGCCCAGGAGGGTGGTGCCCGTCGTCGCAGCCAGCGCCAGGGTGGCAAGAAGGTCGCCAAGAAGTCTGCCAAGAACTCTGCCAAGAAGTCCGCCAAGAAGGGCAAGGGCAAGAAGGCGCCCAAGGGTACCCGCAAGAAGGCGCGCAAGCACTAGATAATATATTCCTCATAGCGAAGGCAGGACTATATAATTGACTTTTTTTTATATAATTAATATTTTATATTCACTTATAATATATTATGCTAGTTGGTGGCTATAATCCATATACATCGTTGATGCAAAAATTAAGACCAGTTAAAGCAACCGTACGTTCCGAACAATCAATTGAAAGACGTCAATCCAGAAAATCAAGACAATCTGTCAGAGCAAAAAAAAGACAATCAGCCAAAGAGAGGAGTTACAAGTTAAAAAAATCTAATAAAGAATCGCGTATCAAACAACAACAACAAACAAGAAGACAGGCGTCTATGATGAGGTCAAGACAAGCCACTCGGGCTCGGCAAGCCACAATGCGGTCTATGAGGTCCAACCGCGTGGCTCCAATGTGAATTAAAGTTTGATTAAACATTTATTTCCTTCCTCATCTGTCTTTTTACTCCTACCTCTTGTTTTAGGAATAATTTCTTTCCATATCTCCGTTTCATCAAATGCTACGCCTGATCTTACATATTTAATGTAATCTATATATTTATCATTATTCGTGCGAATTATTTTATACTTCTTTCCATTATAAAATATTTTCCTCTTATTAAATTGGTTTAAGAAACAGTCGTGTTGGTCTATAATATCAATAATTAATGGCTGCTTGTGTTTAGTTCTTAAAATTCTTCCAACTGACTGAACTATATCCGATTTAGGCGTTGCTAAAATTAATGTAGTAAGCGATGGTATATCTAATGCTTCTGCCGCCATCGCATATGTAGCCAAAATTAATTGTTTAGTTTCGCTTATTTTCAAATCTTTTTCTTTCATTCCACCAACATAATATCCTACGCTTGTAATGTTCTTTGCTTCTACCTGCTTAAATATATAGTTTAGTAAATTCTTTTGATGTCCTAGTAAAATTATTTGCTGGTCGTTATTGATTTTTAATTCATTCTCTATAACATTTATAATGAAATCGCACCTAAAATCTAATTTAGATACTTTACTTAACATCGTAGAATATTTCAAGTTCCCTTTAAAATCTCTTTCTTCGTTATTATGTTCGTCATCATCTAATACCACATAATCAATTGCTTTAACTAATACGTCGTCTTGGTCCTGTTTCTCTGATATAGTATTACAAATTTGACCCAAATACATCTTGAAAACGTGTGTTAAACCATCTTTTCTATTCATCGTAGCACTTATACCTAACCCATAAAGAGTGGTACATTTTTTTAAACAATTAGAGAATGTTTCAGATGATATATGGTGAACTTCGTCATAGATACTTAAGCCAAATCCATCAAATAAACTGTCCGGGTATGATTTCATACTAATAGATTGTATCATCGCAATAACAATATCCTTATCGTCTATATCTATTACTTGACCCTGTATTGTTCCCACCCGAGCACCAGGTAAATATTGGTTGATTCTCTCTATCCATTGATTTTTAAGGAAAGTTTTATGAACGAAAATAATAGTTTTCTTTTTAATCTGTTCTATAATTTTTAATGCCAATACAGTATTGTGTGTCACCGTATAATCTCCTAATAAATAACGGTGATTTCCGTCTAATTCAAATCCGTAATAATTATCTATTTCTTTTTTTTCCACTTTTATTCCATTATTTAAAGCATCTTTTATTTGTGTTCTTGGTTCTGCTTTCTTTCTTTCACATCTAACTGGTATATCTTCTAATCCTTTACCGTGTATAGTAGTTCTATAATATGTTCCTTCTTTCTTCTCACCTTTATAAATACAACTTTTTTTACATTCTTTTTTGTATGCCGCAAATCCCAATGACCTTGCCAGATATATAATATCGTCCATTAGCGTTTCGTTTTTTTGAATTATATCATAACTGTTATGCTCCATACTACCATCACTATCAATTATCCCAGCGAGTAATTCTAAACGAACTTTGCGACTATTACATTTATAAGTTTTAGGGATATGTTTATTCAATATTAACTTGTGATTTTGTAGCATTTTAAGTAATTTATTATTATTTTTATCAGTTGATTGGCTTACTATACTATAAGTAGAGCATCTTGTTCCATTACTATCACACATCGTTACTCTTGAATTTAATCTCTCTGCATATTCATTAATATAATCAATTACACAATCATCTATGGTAGTAATACCTGTATTCCTTGATGTTCCGTCGCCTAACCATAAACCGAGGTAATACGGTTCAATATCTACTTCTTTATGTGTAAATTCTACACCCACACGAAATCCCTTTAAATTATGAATTAATCCTTTTGGTAAGTTTAAATAATCCATTAGACATACATCAAGAACATCGTCTTTTTTAAGATGACTATATTTTTTACTGTTATACGGAGAGGACATTTTCAAAGATAATATATGAGATTCATTAATAGTATATTTATCTCCTTTGGTCGGAACAATATCATACATCATTTCTCTCCCTCGTGCTAAACTTAATACATTTCTGGGTGTAGAATCATCGCCCATTAATTGGTCGCCTATTTTTATATCTTGAACCATCTTAATATCACCGTCATACATTAAAATTGGCGTGTTAATCCCGTGACATTTACCAGCTCCGGCGTAGAGTTCAATTAATGCTGAACCTTCGCTATTATCCTCTTCTGGCTTCCCGAGTTTAATCGCATTTAAATATGTATCCATAACGGCTGTTTGATAATCTCTCAAATCACCTTTAAATTTCAAGTTAATAGTTTCGCCGTGGCTAATTTTAATCGCTTTTGGTAATCCAAAAATATTTATACCCCAGAACCGAGGGACATATATTTTCTTATCCGATTCCATATAAATCGGGAATGCGATAGGTTGAACGAAAGCACCCATGACGATTGGTTTAATACTTAGTTCCTTCTTGATAAATTCAATAATCTTCGGGCTCAAACAATTTTTATATATTGAATACCCTTTATTTCCCAAATAACCGTTGATTAAATTTTTAGTTTTTAAGGTTTCTATCTCCGACAGAATAGTTTCATTATAATCTGTGATTTTGGAAGTAATTTTTTTTTTCATTTAGCTATTAATACTATTATATTGATTTTAATATATTTAAAATTTTAATCAATTTTGTAATTAATAATTTTATTTTTATATAATATAAATGAAATTGATTAATAAAACGGTTGATAGTTTGAAAAATATGAAACCCCACGAATTCATATTGGTTCTTTTACTACTGGCTTATTTAGTGAGTGGTGTATCTACCCCTTACGAATTATCCTCGTACGTAAATAACACTTTTATGAATTTATCGCTGGTCGCTTTTACTATTGTATTATTTTTATATGGTTCGCCTCTGATTGCCCTATTATTTGCTGGCGTCGCCTGTGTATTCGTATATAGGTGCCGCAAGGTTTCGCATGATGTAATGAAACCTTCCCAGAAAAAAAACGACCGTAAGATGGCTCAGTTAAATACACATTTAACCAAAGACAGCCTTGAGGAGGAAATGGTGGGACAAGTAGTAAGAAACCTCGACAACATACCAGGTCCAACCAGTTACCACCCCGTATTATGTGATTCGCATAATGCGACCAAGGTCTAAATGTTTTAATAATTTTATTATTATCCTAAATAAAATTATTTATTGCTTTCTAAGTTTGCTCTCTATTAATTGGTTAGGCAGTTCTTTAAACACATAATTACCAAATCCATATAGAATAAATAACAACGTTATGCCTACCACAGTTTGAACTCCAATATTATCCGTAATATTTCCTGCCGAAAAATTGTCCGCCATACTATCTAACATAGCAGCAGACACAGAACCACCAGGGGATATTTGGTTATTATCGGAATCATTTACTATAACTTCACCTCCATATGTAGAAACTGGTTTGCAATCAATGTAAATATCTTCCTGTTCTACAAATTTGACTGTCGCAGTATTCGCATTCGACATTTAGTATATAATTATATCTTATTTTTAATTATAAAGAATAATTTATTTTATATATATAATATGAATAATTCGCAAAATCATAACACCGCAGAATATAGTAATATTGATGATATTCAAACTTTATATAAACAATTAGGCGGAGCAATTGACGAAATAGGAAAAGCACCAAACAAAGACGATATAGAGCAAATTAAGATACAAATGAAAATATATGTAAGATTGTTCCTTTATATTCAATTTAAATTAGATAAAAAGTTTAATAAATCATCATCATCAGGCGATTCTATGAATCGTTTCACACAACAAACACTTATAGATTCTATGCAGTCATACAAACAGGATGTTGCGGCACAAACAGAATTACAATCGGTAGATTTATTTTTCATCAAACCACTATTTGAAAGTATGTGTAAAGATAATTATGACGACATATGTATCAGTTATTTTAACAATATTATAAAACCCAATCAGGATATTGACCCCGATAGTACTAAAGATTTTATGGAACAAATACTTAGTAAATATGAAAAATTACTTGGTGATTACGAGGAACTTGGAGAGACTAAAAGTTATAAAGAACTTGCCGATTTGTTAAGGTCGTATAAAGGTAAATTAACATCTGAGGAATTTTCAGTTATAACGAATATAATGAAAACAAATCTCGGTAAGGTGGAAAAAATAAGACGAGCCAAAGATGGTCCTGTTACGGTTTCAGATGAATCGCCTCCTGCTACTGAGATAGAACCTGTGTCGGGTGCTGCTCCTGCTGCTGCTCCTCCTGCTGCTCCTCCTGCTGCTCCTCCTGCTGCTCCTCCTCCTGCTGCTCCTGCTGATGCTCCTGTTGCTCCTGCTGATGCTCCTCCTGCTGCTCCTGCTGGTGCTGCCCCTACTGGCTCTGCTGATGCTCCTGCTGGTGCTGCCCCTACTGGCTCTGCTGATGCTCCTCTTGCTGGTGATCCCCCTGCTGCTGCTCCTGCTGCCCCTGCTGGCTCTGCTGGCTCTGTTACTGATGCCGAGAGGGATGCTGCAAAAGTGCTTGCTGACGCGAAAGCGAAAGAGGCTATTGAACTGAAAAAGAATACCGCTCAAACAGTAGTGCCTCCTGGAGACCTGGCTCTTATTAATGAAATAGAAAGGCAGACACCATCTGCTGACAAACCCGCTTTGGATGATGAATCTGCTCTTGAAGTTGCTTCAGCGGTTCAGCCACCAGTTATTGAATCTCCATCAGACACTACTACTACTACTGGTTCTGCTATTGTAGATAAATTATCACCAGGGAAAGATAAAGATAGTGATAGCGAGGCAGCGAGTAAGATACAGGCGGAATTCAGGAAAAACCTCACTAAAAACAGGGGCAATAAACCAAGAGAAAAAGTGCTTGGCGAGGAGGATGAGGAGGCGGAGGCATCAGAGGCGGATGCACCAGAGGCGGATGCGGCTGCGGTGGAGGCAGTGGTTGATGATGCGGCGGTTGTTGATGTCCCGACAACAGAGTTAGTAGTTAATGGTGGTCCAATCCTGGATGATACAGATATTAAGAGTGAGGCGGTGGAGGCGGAGGCGGGGGCGGAGGCACCCGAGGCGGATGCAACTAGAAGACTAAGACTCAAAGCAGCACTAGCCACAGCAGCAGCAGCAGCAAAAACAAAACCAACAACACTAACAGAAGTTCAAGAAATCACGGATAAACGCAAAAAAAAAGAGGAACAGAAAGAAATAGAGGCTCGGGAAATATCAGTCAACGAAGCCAAATTAAATGAAGCAGCGGACAATCTGGTAGCCAATGCGACATTGGTTGCCGACGCCAAGAGAGACGCTGCATTAGCCTCTGCAGGCGATAATCTTATGTTGTCTGGAGATGATATATTAAGTTCTATTTTAGCAGTGGAAGGGACAGAGGAAGCGAATTTGGCCGAACCAACCGACAGTAAAAACGGAATCAAGAGAGTAGCTGTTGGTGGTGCAAAAACCGATGATCGTTTAGATGAGATAAACGCAGAAATCAAGACGGCAATTAATGAGAGCGGACTAAATACTCTAGAAGATAAACCCAAAAGCTTACTATCTATTAAATTTGCTTTCAAAAAACTTATGAATGTATTTATTTATTATATTATTAATTATAATCTATTCAAGAACTCATTTTTCATTAAAAAATTACAAAACATAGAAAATACAGCTGCTTATGGAGTTGATTCAACGAAAAATGAAATTGATGAACGATTAATGAACACGAAGACTAACGGTCCACAACTATCAGTCGGTTTAGAAGATTATTTAACCAATAATTTAACCACTAAAAACAACAATGAATTAGTGGAATTATTAAAAAATTGTATACCCCCAACAGATACAGGGGTTGATTTCGACCCATATATAAAAACACTTAAGACAAAGATAGATAAATTATTTGAGGTTGAGGTTGATGGAAAGAAGAAGCCAGTCGCTATTGATAAAATTAACAACATTATGTTTGAATATATGAGTAAGCGGTTTAAAAACCTATATGAAAATTTTGACCGGGCTGATGACGGTAAATTAAACAAAAATAAATATCAGGCAGACATAGAATTAATGACTACATTTTATCGTATTATTAAAGTATTCACAGAACATTTTATCTCCGAATTAAAGGTAATAGCTACTATAGAAAATAAAGAAGAGACAATAAATATTCTTGAAAAATACGCTGAATCCGAAGTAATATCTTATGTCAAAATTAGAGATAATAAAGGCATATATAATCCAAGATATATTTATTACACTGACCGCAACGGAAACGATACTACTACAAATAAAACTTTAACCAACGATACGCTGTCGTTGCTTTATTGTAATGACCCAACAAAGCCCATTGATCTACCAATTGATAAGCCAAACGTAATATCTAAAGACACTATAAAATATGACCATTTATTCCACTATGGTTATTTTGATAAAATTTTCTATAATGAAAATAATCGTTTATTTGGTGACAATATGGATAAAGCGAAACAGAAATTAATATCAGGGAAAGATGTCTTCATAATTGGTTATGGTGCATCAGGTGCCGGTAAAACAACTACATTAATTTATGATAATAATGACACACAAAATCCCGATGGTGCGATAGTTTACATGTTACAGGCGCTTGCCAAAGATACGACGGCGACCACCGATATCAATTTTACAAATTTAAACTTAACAATCAAGGAAATATTTATGGACGATAATCCTGCTAAAATTGGCACGGTTAGGACAGTTGATAAGGTTCAAAATATAAATTTTGAATTTTATCCCGATAAAAACCAGTTCTCTGCTGAATTTAATTATGCCGAATATACAAAAGCTTTAAATTCATTATTAGATAGCAAAGATAACGACACAAATGTGTTGGATGCTGAATTTATTAATATATGGAAGGATCAGAAACCCCAACGCGCTGAACCAGTTGGTGATGTACCAGTTGCTGATGATAAAAAGTCGTTTTCGCTGTCGAAAATATTACAACTGTTAATTGATAAAAAAAGAAAAATAAGTGCGACATCAAATAACCCGCAATCGTCAAGAAGCCACGCTATTGGAATTATGGAATTTGGATATAAACCAAATAACGCCTCGTCAGACAAAAAAGTGCAGTTAATCATAGGTGATTTTGCTGGTGTTGAAAATAAGTTTGATTATACGTTTAAATATGTTAAAGATGGTAAAGATGGTAAAGATGGTAAAGATGGTAAAACTATTGGCGATCGTATTAAAGGTGCAATAGAAGAGGAAACACTTATCAAACTACACAGAGAATATGAAGGTGAAAAGTTAAGTCTCGTAACTATTAATGAGTTAATGGGAACTTTATATACTAATGGTGTTATATCGCAATCTATAAACGAGTTGAGTAATCGCGAGCGAGCCGATGCCGAAAATTTAGAGGGTGATGCAATATATTTTTACCAAGTAGAAGAAAAGGGGTTTCTCCCGAAAGATAAAGAAACTATGTTTGAAATGGTGAAATTTTTAACCGGATCGGATATATACAACGAAAAATATACATTAAATGAAAATACATTTCCTTCTGTTCCATTATCAATAAAAACAGCCGAAACTGCAAAGAGTATACAAGCAAGGGAACAAATGGCAGAAAATGAAATTGAAATACAGAAAGTGAAACGGGGCTTAGATCCAGCAGGAGAGGACTCAAAATCCCTGTTTAAACTGTCCGATAATACATATGAGATAATTCATTTTTCAAGTGTAGCACAGCAACAAAAATTTGACTTTACCACCGCTCTCGGCAATACCACCGCTCTCGGCAAATCAACAATTGGTTTTGAGTTGCTTTCTGGAGACAAAGAAGTTAAAAGTATTAATCTCCCACGAATCCCTAAGGGTGGTCACACCAATTTCACCCAAGTAATCCGACACTATTTAGAATCGGGCAAGGAATCGCCAGGCTCAGCTGGTATTAAATTTCGTAATATTGTAGATACTATTGGTGTTATACCAGAACAGTATTTATACTATGTTGATTATTTCAAGTTGAAATATGAACGAGATGTAGGAATACAGGTAGATACGATACACTTGACTGATAATGAAATCCTATATAAAAGGTTATCTGCCCTCGATAATAGTAGAAGGGCGAATACAGGGCTGGGGCGATCTGGTAACATGATAATGGAATGGAAAAAAAATCCAGAAGGATATCGGGCTGGTTTGATAGAAGCGCTTAAAAAATTTATTAATGGTCGTTTCATAGACATCAACCTTAAATTAGAAGAAGATTTAAAGAAATTTAATGACGACATAGATACACGCAAAGCCTATCAAGCCGAAAACATAAAAGAATTAAGAAATCAATTAATAGCATATGAAAATACAGAAAAAATACACCGAACAACAATAGCCATGGAAGAAAAAACCTCTGAAAAATACAGCGACTATTATTTACAAATTTTAAACAGAGTGGTCCAGATACATTATGAATTGATAAAGCGAACGTATGAAGGTGTATTCATAAATCGGTCTTTACAGTCTATGCGTTCAACTATGACTGATGTATTAAAAGCAAAAGCACAAGGTTCTACACTAATTCCTAACTTCAATTCAAAATGTATAAATTATTACACCAATCCACTTACAGATGAGATGTTTGGACCTAAAACAGATGAAGATACTACAAGCGGGAACAAAGATGATAAATTTGATACAATTCACGAAATATTAGCCAATGCAAAATCGTCCGATCAAACTAAAAGCATTCGTGATAAATTAAAAGGTGATTTAATATACTGTGTATGTTTGGTATTAAATAATAGTTATAAAGACCACCAAGGTGATAAAGTGAATAATCCCCCCAAAATACCATATATAGATTTGACGGAGGGATATATTGAGCTTGAAAGATATAGAAAGAGAAACTTTAAAGCAGATAATGAAGATGACGATAGTTTTTATAAGCAAATTATATTTAAAGGCTATGGACTTAATGTTAAAAAAAAGAAACTGGAACAAGTTATAGATAAGATAGACACGGAGCAGTTATTAACGAATGAATTAAAAAAAAATATCACAAGCATAATTGGTTATAATTATGATACATTTATTGACAAAAACTTACAGATTGAAATATTTAATAATATCTATAAGAATACTGAGTTTTGTTATAGCGCGGCGATAAAGAAGCAAACTATTGCATCATCTAAACTTGATGATATTACGACGAAATATAAAACCCTCGTAAAATTCGTAGAAAAGGGAGATAAACCGCCTGAGGTCATAATAAACACAATCAACGATTATTTAAACGAAATAGAGGTCATGAATGCTACTTCAGTAATTGGAACCCTGGATTTTGCAGATCAAATATCAAAATACAATTTGAAATTTAACGCTTGTAGCGTAGTTCAAAATAATATATCATATAATTCGGAATTAACGGACAAGACACTATATTACAATAGCAACTATAAATTTTTAAGTAAATTTCAGGAAACAGGTTCAGAATATGGTGCTCATTTATATAGTGGTCGCGGTGAACCTATGTCCTTATATTGGGAAAATTACATTTTACCGTCTATCAAAAATTTAGCCACAGATAACGGTGGAGGTGCTCTTACAAATTTATTAAAAAATAAGAACAATAGTATAGAAGCAAAGGAGACACCGCCACCGGAAGAAGTGGAGGGCAATACAACGACATCGGAAGAAGTGGAGGGCGATAGACTCAAAAGAGGTAGAATTGAAACTGAAACTGAAACTGAAACTGAAAAAACCACCAAGGTCCCTCGCACAAGACAAGGTGGAGGCAACAAACACAAGCGACGAACCAAGAAAAATCCCATTCTTAAAACAAAAAAAACAAAAAAAGCAGTCAAAAAATCCAAACCTAATAGCAAGAAAGCAAAAAAGGCAGTCAAAAAATCCAAACCTACTCGCAAAAAAGCGAAGTGAAATTAAAATTATATAAAAATTAAATAGTTTTTTTTAAAAATAAAAAATATTTAATTTAACCTAATGTTGGTCGCTGCCTCTCATCAAATACTAATGGGTAAGGCATAATGACCGCTTGGGGGCGTTCAAACCAAGGCTTGAACTCTACTTGTCTAATACTGGGATTTACTGGCTCTACGGCATCTACTAAATTAGACGCGCCAATACCGCGTAAAGATGATTCTATATCTATACCATTATTGGAGAGAGTTTGGTGTGCCATATGACTTGGTATATATCCAATTTCAGGAAAACACACTGTAGTGGGAATACCCGCTGCAGAATGAATATATAAATTACGCTCTAAATAATCGCTATTTTTATTATTTTCAATATTGTAATCCAGTTGAGTATTACGATTTCTTGTACTAGCCATTTTTATTATATATAAAACATATTTTTAATATTTTAATTGTCGCATATTAATTGTTTTATTTGAGAAAAATGATTTTCCTGGAGAGATTTATTGCTAATATAGTTTGAAAGTAATTTATGAAACAGATGAAAGTACTCAAACGAAAATAACATAGGAAATACAAATGTATTATCTAATTCTTTATTATTAGACTTGAAAAATTGGAAGAGCACTAACTTTTCGGAGAGAATATTTAAAATTTCTTGTATTTCCTTATTATCTTTTAAGAGGTCATAAATTTTTCCAGTAATAACACTAATTTTATCATCATCATATACGGTTTGCTTGAGTGCCTGTAGTAATTGTGCCTGATAACAAATAATAGACTCTTGGTCATCTTCAATTAAGTTATAAGTACATATAAAACCATTATCGTAATCTATGTCGTCCATATTATAATAATTAGTTTGGTTATTATTATATTAATTTTTTTTATAATATAATAATTTGAGATAGAGAGATTATCTACTTTTTAGCATTATCCCTTGCGTAATTACGCGCACTAACACCAGCACGGTTCCAGCCGTTCATCGCATCCTCCTCAATTAAATACGCAGGGTTGGTAATTGTTTTCTGGATAGGGTCAATAAGAGGGTAGTTCTTGTGTCCTGTGAAATCATTCTCCATTAATGGATTGACGGTCTTCTTATTGAGTGCGTTCTCTCCAGACCTTAACATAAACTCGGTGTCGCTGTCGCCCATACCTCTTCCTAAATATGGGACAGTTAAATATGGTCTCGCTACCAGCGATAATTTACAAGCGGGCTTGGTGATGTGAGTGTATTTTAATTCGTTATTAGCATCCATCTCACAGCCTTTGATACCCCCCTCGTGACCACCCTTGTAGAATACCTGTGGCTGCTTGGTGGCGAACTCAATAGCGGTGTTCATGGGGCAATGTGGGTAAAAATTCTCCAGTCTGTGATTGGCGTTATTCATATTTTGAATATTTCTCTGATCAATAGCAACATTATCATTCCCGATTCTCGAAGACGATTCAAACGTGTAAGGATAAGTAGTTGTAGCCGACATATATAGTAATTTAATATAATATTATATTTAATATTATATCCAATTAATAATTAAGATATTTGAAATATTCAAATAATTACATAGAACCCTTGATATCGCCTTGTAATATTTTATTTACCTCACTGTCTTTATACGACGCCATATTACCATAGCAGAATTTGGCGAAATCTTTCTGGTTATTGGGTACGCTGGTGTTAGCGGTAGTATGGAATTGTCTCATAGATTGTTCAAATTCAAATTTATCTCCTAAATCATTAAATAATTTTTCATCTATACTTTGGTCGTTGAAATTTTGTTTAATAAAATCTTTGGTAGAATTATTAATTTGTTCTTCAACAGCCTTATTATAAGCAGGAGCGGCGGGAGGTCTATTTGGGTTCGCCTGTATTTCGGGCAATTGTATATTCATAAGTGGGTTAATGGTTTCGGGATTGGTATAATTATGTTTATACTTTTTATACATTTGAATATCGCCAAAAGCCTCTTTCAGTTTATTGTTGCTCTTTTTATTTAAAATATAATAAGTCGCAATTAACATTACTAAAGTAATAATACCTGTAAATAAAAGTTTAATATTGCCCGAGAAAAAAAAACCAAAACTAGTAGAATAAATAACAAACTTACTAATAGCATTTAATTTTTCTTCTCTCGTCATATGAGCCATAGGCCATAAATCAAAGACAGTATCTTTATTTAATAACACGTATGGATTGTGTATCCAAAATTTAGTATTATGTTCTTCTTTAGTATTATCTGTATCCATTTATATATATATCCATAATTATTTTTATTAATTAATTTCACTTTAAATTAATGTTTGGATAGAATCCATGTATTTCTCCAAATCTGGTTTTACCAACTTACTATAATCAATCAACTTGGAGGAATCGCCGTAGGTCTGTGGCTGTAGTCCGTTTACGCTAATAGGACACGGCCAGTGGGAGGTGGTTCGCAGTTCGTTGAAATATTTGCGACGCTTCTCCACTTGGGCCTTGGTGTTTTTGGGGTGAGATTTCGGCAAGTAGCACAGATACTGGACGATTCTCTCTTCTGAATTGGCTTTGCCGTACCGGTTTTGATGGAATGTGCGGGAATCCCAAATAACCAAGTCACCGGGATTGACCTCCATAACAGTTCTCTCGTCTTTGATTTGTTCTAAATATGTTGGGTCAATGAGTTGCCAGTTTTTGGCACCCGTGATGTTTCGGCTCTTGAAATAGTCTTGGTGTAGGTCGTGAGAGTGCTTGTAGAGAACAAGCGTTCTCTCTGAATTTTTGGTAAGGCTCACGAAACTTTGATAGCAATGGACTCCTACCGAATTAGGTGCTTGGTCGGTGTGAGTCCAGCACTTGTCTTTCTTCACGCAGTTCTGGGGGATAAAACACGAGCCGTCAAACGAAACGTTCAACTCGTCTGTATCCCAAATTTGCTTGAAGATATCCATAATGCTTTTGCGTGTCCTCAAATACCAAGCGTGTTCTTGGTGACCTGCCTCGTGAAACTTGTAAATGCCGTGTGGGTCAATTGTGTTGTGCTGCTTGTCGTGGTCGGGAACGGATGCTTGCCACTTGTAAAACATATTTTTTGCGATATCAACTTCTTCGCTTGTTAAAACACTTGGGATGACGACAAAGCCGTCTGTCTTTAAATTTTCAATATACTTATTTGTAATTATATTGGAAATCTGCTTCTCTAAATCTTCAATGCGTTTCTGTAGGGAATCCATTTTTGTGTTGTTTTTGTTTATGATTGGTTTGTAATACCTATTTTATATTTTGATAAATATATTTCAATTTTAATTTTGTCTAACAATAAATTTACTTCTTACCTTTACCCTTACCCTTCTTTTTGTTATTGGTAGATTTACGCTCTCCAGAGCCAACCGCAGTAGGAGCAGCGGGTTTATTCATAGCATTAGCAAACATATCTGGGTTGCTCTTCATCTGCTCCATTAGTGCGGCTAAATTATCGTTGATGTCGGTTAGATTTGGTGCTGCCTCGGTATTATCAGCACCAGAAGGTTTAGAAGCGGCTGCCTTACTCTTATTATCCTCTGCCTTTTTACGCATTCTCTCCTTAGTCCTGCTGGATTTAATATTTTGGTCCATCATATTTTGGAATGCGTTGTTATTCATCTTACCACCACCCTTTGGCATGAATTGGTCCATATTCATAGACTTAAACATATCCTGAAAACTACCCATACCAGGCATAGACTGCATATTTTTGAATATATCTGACGCCTCCTCTAAAATCTCACTCTCTTTAAGCGACCCGTCTTTCATTTTAGAATCCAGTTTCCCGCTAATCTTATTAACAATACCCATTAACTTTGTGGGGTCTTTGAATAGGTTTTTGAATACATCATCTACACCTGTAATATTTTCCATATCAATACCGAGGTCTTTTGTTGTTTCTTCTGCTAATTCTTTCGCCAGATTACCTAATTTACCATTAATTAATTTATTAATGTGGTCGTGTATATCATCAGTTTTTGGAAGATTATCAATGTTTGATGGGTCAATATTCATAGACCCGAATAAATTCTCAAATGGATTAGAGTTTGATGCATCCGCACCGTCGGCTGTGGTTTTTGGGGAAAACATGCTCTCCATGCTCTTAACAGTCTCCTGAAGCTTGTCTTTGAACTCGTCGCCGTTGATGGCTTCAAATAATTTCTCGTTATTACCAAGCGACTCCTTGTCATGCACGTTAGTAATAATAGAAAATAGAATCAGCTGTAAATATTTCCATAGCGTCTCTTTGGTTGTAACTGTGGTAGTATCAAAATACAGGTCCGAGAAATTAATATCTGGTAGGAAACATAGTTCAGTATCTACAGTAAAAATTTCCTCGTTTTGATATAGAACATCTAAAAATTTAAGTGGGAAGACTTTCTTACAGTAATTGAATAGATTAGTCATACTAATAACTAATTCGCTGTCTCGTGTTAAATTATCATCTTCGACATCAAAAGTATGGTTGATAATGTTAGTGAAATCGGGATTTTTATTTATAATCGCTTCAACCTTATCAGGAAAAGTGACCACAAGGTCTTTTAATAAATCCTTCACTATTTTAGAAAATTCAACCAGGTTTGATATCTCTATGTTTTCGGTATTATTCATTATCTTATGAATATGATTTAATTTTTATTTTTAATACATAATTTCGCAATATATTTAAAATAAAAAAATCAATATTCATTTTAATAATAAATTCTCGTTAATATTCTTTCAACTTTTTCTTATGTTTCTTGTTGATTATTTTCTACAAATTTTTTGTGTTTTAGACTTTTAAGATGTTCGGATTTACCGTTCCTACTATGAATAACACCACAAATACAAGTCATTTTTTCTTTTTTATTCGCTTCGTCTTTCTTTTTAAGTTCTGGGTCTTCTCTCCGTTTTTTACTCGTCTCATACATTTTCTTTCTATATTCTGGGTCTTCCATATTTTTTTTGTGCCTAATGCGGTTATATACTCTCTTATATTCGGTTCTTTCTTCGGGCGTTAGTCCTGGTAAATTTTTGTTTAGTGTGGGCTTAAGTGTTTCAATCCAATATCTCTCAAGAGTTGCTGCTGCTTTTTCATCTTCTAAATTTGCCGTTTCTAATATTTCAAAATGCCAATCATCATACCCACCATTCTCTCTAATGAATTTATAAACCTTGAAATGATACTCGTATTCGCTACTATTATTATTATTATTACATTTGCACTTATGATTTGCTTGTCTGGCTGTAAAATCTCCTGACTTACCTACATATTCGTCGTTAATTAGTAGGTTGTTAGAACGCAATTTATATAAAACTGTGTTAGACCAATCAACAGTCATTTAATACTTTATGATTAATAATAAATTTTTATTTTTATTATCAATTTTAATAATAAATCATTATATATAAAAAATGTATAATGATTGGGTAGTATTATCTATGTTTTGTTGCTTAATCACAGCTATTTCTTTTATTACTATGAAGTATTTATCAGAGACTAAATGCAAAATTAAAAATATCATTTTTCTGACTTTTTTTTTAGCCACATTTATGATATTATTATATATTCCATTTGATAAAAATTTTATTACAGATATTAACAAGAATTTTACTATGAAAGATTTGTTATTAGTTTTTTTATTCACTGTTTTATTAATTATTTCAAGATTTTTAATAACATATACTTTTAAAGTTTCTCCAAATATTGGTTATACACATTTGATTATAAATACTAATATAATTATAACATTAATCGCAAGCTATTTTTTATTTAATGAACAAATTAATTATCAAAGTTTTGCTGGAATGTTTATAACGTTGGTTGGGTTATTCATTACTATTATGTATTCATATTAAAAATTTTCTTTCATTTTGATTGATTTAATTATAATACGTTAAATTATTTTATTATATTGTAATAAAATAAAATAATGATTTTGCCGCTTGAGTATAAGAATTTATTCATATTTTGTTTATGGTTATGGATAATATCCTTCTTATATTATTTTAATTATATTAAATTCTCGCCTCTATATTTGGTCGTTTCGGCGTTTATTTTTACTAGTTTTAGAGAAATTGCTCTTAATAATAAGTATCATGGTTTTTTTATGAAAATATTTGTATTAATTTTTGAACTTTTTATTACGTTAATGGTTATTAGAAAACATTTTTTTATTGATAAAAAAAAATTTATAAATATAGATACTATTTTCATTAGTTTATTTATATTTTTTATATATTTGTTATTTTTAAAAATTACATTAAATAAAACATTTTATGAATATTACTTTATTGAATTATATAGATAAATTAGAACAAAAAACAAGTTTAAAAATTTATTTTAGGTTATTTCGTGCTTCCTCGTAGTTTTTAAGACTGTCCTCATTTACTTTATCAGGTGCGTAATTCTCTTCTGGTGTTTCTATTTTATCATTATTATTAATAGATGAATAATTATACAATTGTCGCATACCACCGTCTCCTTTAGCTGAAAGTTCATCATCATTTTGGTCTAAAAAACTAAAATTATCCGAATGTACGTCCGCCATACCAGCATTCATATTAAACGCAGATGGTTCGCCGTTGAAGTTTGTTGCCACGGCGACATTAACTTGTTCTACTGGTTTTAAATAATTAAGAATATCATCACCAAATAGAACTTTAAACTCGCCATTTAATATCATAAGTGCTGGAACCCTATTAACGGTGTCTGGTAATAATAATTCCTGACTGTTTTCTAATACGACATACGTTGCGTTATTTTTATTGACTCGCTTATCAATACATACATAATGTAAATCATTTTTAATGGATGATTTAGATAAATGACCTATTATTTTTTTACAGTTTTCACAAAAGTTGCTATAATATAAAACGGTGCCCATATATTAATATCTTTTTGCTGATTTATTTATGTTAATATTTATTTAAAATATAAATCAATAAAATAAATTTGTATTTTAAATAAAATTGAAAAGAATATTATAAATAATAAATAATTTACATAGTATAAATATAATGAGCGGCGAGCCAAAACTAAGCAACGTAGAGGAAACTAATGATGTGCTGAAATTCACATTAAGCAATACAAATATTAGTATTGCTAATGGTGTTAGGAGGGTGCTACTTTCGGAGATCCCAAGTGTCGTATTTAAGACTACCCCATACAAGGAAAACCGGGTTGATATTAAGGTTAATAAGTCTCGCCTAAATAATGAACTGATTAAACAGCGTGTAAGTTGTATTCCAATTCATATTACCAATGTATATGATTTCCCGTATCAAAATTATGTTGTAGAATTAGATGTTATTAACGACACTAACGCCAACATTTATGCGACCACTGGTGATTTCAAGGTAAAAAACACAGAAACCAATAATTATCTGGAGAGCGACGAAGTAAAGAAACTATTCCCACCAGACCCTATTACGGGTGACTATATTAACATTCTCCGCCTACGACCAAGGCTGACTGATACAAGTGAGCGGGAGCAAATTAAGTTTGAAGCCACTCTAAAGATTGCTACAGCAGGCGAAGACAGCACATTTAACGTTGTAAGCACTTGTGCTTATGGTAATACATTAGACCCAGTAAAGATTAAAGATGCTTGGGAGGCAAAGGAACTCGCTCTTAAAGCCAAGTCGGCTACAACCGAAGAGATTGAGTTTGCTAAGAAGGATTGGATGCTATTAGACGCCAAGCGTCTATTCAAAAGTGATAGTTATGATTTTGTAATTGAGACAGTTGGTATTTACAGTAACTTTGAACTTATGGATAGTGCTACTGGTATTCTTATTCAAAAGTTATACACTACGCTGGAATCTCTTAAGAATGAGCCAGAGTTAATTAGTGATGCGGTTGATACTCTGGAAAACTCATATATTATTGTATTACAGAATGAGGATTATACAGTCGGTAAGATTATTGAATATATTCTATTCAGTAAATACTTTCAGGAGAAGAAGGAACTGAATTATGTTGGATTCCTCAAAAAGCATCCACACGACAAGGATAGTTTCATCAAAATTGGTGCTAAAAATATCCTATCCAAAGATGAAATTATTAGTATGGTTGAAGATTGTGTAAATACGAGCATCGAGTTAATTATCGTAATCAAAAAATATTTCGCAACTGTATAAACTATTATGGGTAATATATATACAATCTGCTTTCTTCATGAAGAAGAAGAAAATAATAGTAATCAAATAATAACTCCTGCCTTTATTATTAATTATAACTCTCTAACGAAAAATATTGATACATCAATACCACGTATAATAGAAAATTATTATGGCGATGATAATAATTTATGAAAATTCATTTTTTTTATATAGAAAAATGAATTTTTTGGATAGTTAATACAACTTACATAACAACATCGGTGTCTTCGGCAACAGCATCTTTCTCGGTGGAATTGAATTTATAATTTACGGCGTGCATTTGCTGTGCGGGATGTAGAGCATTAACATAATTAATAACCACTTTCTTATCAACTACCTTACCATCAGCCTTAAGTTCGTTTTTGTATAGTTGATGTAGAGCATACATATGGTTTTTGTATTGGAACTCATACTCTTTGAGAGGCTTCTCCTTCTTAATAAAGCAATTTACATAATTGGTATGTAGTAGATGAGTGTATTCAAACATAGCAAGTTTGAATTTATTGAAAAGAATCATATGTTCGGGGTAGTAATGCAGGAACTCCTTGATTTTTCCTTCCTTCTTTAGAGAATAGTAATTAAACTGTAGCTTTGGCTGATTACCACGCAGCTTACGAACATCCTCATAATTAATGTTTCTAATTTTAGTCCTTGTACCATCAACATTATAAATAATAGTTCCAACACAGTGAAATGGTGCCCTGCGGTTGTTGAAATGGTCGTAAATATCTTGGTATGGAGTGGCGATTGGATATTTGTTAATGAACTGGATAGTTGTATCAGCAAATACACACGGAGGCTTGATAACAAACTTGTGGATGCTCTTTTCAACAATAGAAACAACTGGGAAATTAGTGTTATCAATATCATATACCTTGACAAGATATAGAAGTGGAGTTTGGACTGGTGTAACAATACGGTTGAATGGATGCTGCATTACAAACGAATAAGAGTATTGCTTATCAAGACTGTTTAAATCAAAGTTGCTGAATTTACAACTTTCAAAAAACATAGTCCTAAATGTAATATTTCCAGTTTGCTGCTCGTTCGTTTCGTTATTGAATAGGTCATAATTTTTAATATCGTTGAAAAACACCATATTACCACCGACAGTAGATTTTGTCGCAATCTCCCACGTTTCATTCACATTATCATAAAATACATTAATCATCGTGCCATCTACAAAATCTTCAGCCCAGCAGTCATTTGTATCGGGATACTTTGTCGTAAATTTATCAAACGAAAGCGATTTTTCAGGACTATACACAACAACCTTATTACCACGCACAATTACCGACCTAAATTTAGATACGGTTTCAAAACCCTCACCATCTGCCAACATTTTTAGATTATCCTTTTTGTATTTGATTACTGTGTATACATTGTCATTGTATGTATAATTTTTTTGGTTAAAAGCGGTGTTGTCTTCATTTAGAATACCTGTTAGGTCCAGTTCTTTTGTGATTTCAATATTATTAGCACTCGTCATTACGGGTTATTACTATAATTATAAATATATCTTTAACTTGTTTAAAAAAATATAAAAATAAATAAAAATAAAGATATTTCACAAATTTTCTATTATAAATATAATATAATATAATATAATTATAATTATAATGGAAAATACAAATTTTATTTTACAATATGGTGATATTGTCCGCATTATTTCTCCTACCAATAATTCTTTGAACGAGAAAATCTTTTTCATCAAATTTATTGACCTCACAAAAATTATTTTGTTGAACGACGATTTAACAACTACTCTTGATATTGATGATGAAAATGGAAAATTAATGGATGATACGATAGATAACATAGTATTATTATACAGGGAGGAAAGCCCCAGTTTTGTTATTCAAAATAACATTACTATCGGTAAAAATATATCCATTACTTTTGGAGGTGCTTTACCAAAAATTATAAATGGTGTAATCACCAACACAGAAGAAGATATGATTGAAATATCTATTCTACCCGTCTCCGACCCACCGAACATTATATATATTGATTTTGCTTATTCTGGCATCCCCGAAAAATACAATATTGAGAAGATTGTCGTAAAAGATATGAATGATATATTATCAGGCGAAACGCCCGAAATGCCCGCTGGAGAAGATGAACCTTCTCAATTTCTTAATTTAGATAATAATGATGATTTAGATTACGATCTCAATAACCCCATTGATGACCGTGAATTTAATGAAATATTATTAGATGACTTTGAATTAGAAGAGGATTATGAAGAATTTTACCATAATGTAAATGTTCCCGATAATGAAAAAAGATATACTTTAGATACACAGTTAAATGATTATATGGATGCTCGGTTAAATAAATATAAGCCATCCGAAAGAAATGAAGCACTAATAGCAGATGTCAATTTAGAATTAAACAGATATAAGGAACTGAGGGAATTGTATTCGGTTTTTGATGATAACAATAATCCCCGTCTGCCAGCGACCAAAGGTGAGTTCTATAAACCATTGAAGGAAACATTATACAATTTAAATAAAAAATTATACTGGCTTGTTCCAGTTGTTTATAACGCCAAATCGTTAATTTACAATGAAGAGACCGAAGATGTTGAAGATATTGATGAGGAGCATACTAATACACTTAAGATGGGTGAATTCATTCATCAAATTAATTCAGTAATTAACAAATGGTCCAAAACGAGCACCAAAGAACAATTAAATGACTACAAAACATATATCAACAACCTTTTATCTATAATTGATAATACTACAAATATTCACTTGCCCGGGGCAAATGACGATAGTATTACTCGCAATAAATTAGATGTTAATACGCAGATGCACGCCATCAGCGATATATATGATGACTTCTATAGTTTTGTTGTTAAGGACCGTTCAATTGATAAAAATAGGTTCTCGGTAGAAGTTTATAACCAGGGTATGAAAATGTTACAATCTGATTATGTAAATAACAAACGGGCGTATAATTTCAAGGATTTAACTCCAAATGAGAAAATTACCGTAATATCCTTTATTACATTACCACTACCCGTTTTTAATTTCTCTAAAATCAATTTAGGATACACCAGTATTTATACCAGATCCAATCTGAATACTGACTTCTTCAATTATTACCAAACACTAAATAATGATACTGTTATCAACAAAAATATATTAGAGGAGCCCCATACCGAAAAATTTGTAAATACACATGATACTATTCACGGCAATAAATTATTTGATAATATTAACAGTTTTTCAATTGAAGACACCAATAATAAAACTGCCGAAGAGAAATTGAACCTTTTAATGGAATCGTTTATACCAACTAATAGTTCGGCGATCAAATATTTATCGGATGCGAATAAATATGTTAATTTCAAGGCATTAATTCTTGATACACAAGCCTTAAATATTGATATGTATTCCTTAAACAACAAAGACCACCAACTCATCAACAAATTATTCAACGAAAATATTGCGGACTACAAAAAAGAATATAATACCAATAAAGACCTACTCGGTGAACTGATAAATATTGTTAATAAAGAGCCAAAGAAAATCAAGTCCAAGTATAATTTTGACTTTGATATTATTAATAAAGACCTCAAACAGGCGTTATACGATACTTACGCCATAGACCCCAAATTATATAATGATAAATCCGAGTTACTGAATGACTTCATAGAAATTGATAGTGGTAAATTCTTTACTGCTACGCTGAATAAGACCATTATGGATTTAATCGTATCTAATTTACTGGATAATTTCATTACACAGGCGAACAAATCAAAAGAGCCTATTCCAGCAGAGGATAATGATGATACTTGTGAAAAATACTACCTGTCTAAGAAATATACATTAATGGAAGATATGATGGATGATAACAATAAGGAATTATTCGTTGATGCCATATATGATAATACATTATATAGTCTGGTAAATGAATACCCAAATGAAAAAGCCACCATGGACACCAACACATTCTTCCTGTTTTTAACCGAGAAAATTATGGATATTATGAATTTAACAAAACAGAATGCTCTCAGGGAAGCAAAGGCGATAGTTGAAGAGAAGAGAGAAGTAATTGATGGTGATTACGCCATATTTTTAGACAACGAGACTAAAAAAAATTACATTTATGTTCGCACCAATTCAGCGTGGGTTCTTGATGAAAAATTCAAGAATGATTTCCATATTGACTCCAATAAAATCTTATGCGATGTTAATAAAGATTGTATATCAATTGGCGACAAGTGTATGAATGGTGATAAATTAGACAGGAAAAATATGAAAGAGGATGTTGAAAAAATACTTGATAGTTTCCAGGCAAAATATAATTTAAGTATTGAAGAAATCAAAGGCAAACTCAATCTCAACTACGAGAACGCCAAAAATTACCTGCTTAATGTTAATAAAATTAAAAATGAGAAGGATAGGTATATCAATAATATTATCCGCAGTAATTATGTGGAACTATCATATGATATTGTTGAGTCTCCATATATGGGGTTGAAAGATAAGGTATTAGGTATTCCCGATTTTATAAAGCGTCAGGAATATATTAAGAAATTCTGCCTTAAATTTACAAGAGACGCCATACGCGACGAGAATGTATATTGGTTATATTGTAATGCGACAGGAGTTAAATTGATGCCGACATTCTTATTAAAATTAGCAAACGCATTCACAAGCAAACAAAATTATATCAGGGCACTTGATACTATCTGTGCGGAGCAAGGCACTATTAGTGATGATAATAATAATTGGGTTGATAAACATAGTGGTTATATTATCAAGAACATTGATTTTTCCAGCGACGAGGGTTACGATGAGGCAGGATTCAAATTAAATACCAACGCAGTAATGGGTAATGAGTATAATATTAAATTTGATGAAACTAACGCACCCAAAGATAAGACATACGAAGATACGACCAAAGGTATGATTACAAGGGTAATTCACAATATGTGCAGTCAAATGGAAATTGATATAGAACCACAATACGAATTTATAATTAATTCTGTTATTAATAAACTAAAAACAAATATGAAATCTAAGGAAGAGTATGAAAAGGCTCAACTCAAAGCAGCGAATAAAAAGGACGGCAAATCTAAAAAAGTTGTTTCATACGAGGATATGCATAATCAAATACTTGTATATTTAACATTATCGTATTTAATTGTTTCTATTCAAATTAACATTCCAAGCGTGTCTACAAGAAAGGTATTTCCAAGTTGTATTAAGTCATTTTCAGGATATCCTATGGATGGTGACCAAGATAAAACGACAGTTGTATATATTGCCTGTGTAACAAAGAAAACAGCAGACAATATTAAACCATGGGACGCCATAATGAAACTGTCAGCCGATAAAATAGCCAAAAATTTAGAATCATACATTGATATGCATGTCTTGAAAGATAGTGCGGTGATTGATTTAATCGCTGCAAAGAAGGAATATTTACTACTGAATAAAGATGAACCTATACCAGAGGCTGTATCAGTTGGAAAATGGCATCAATTTTTACCACCATTAAATGATATTAAAATTTCTAAAACTAACAGTATGCCATTAGGAGAGACATTTGAGAATGATTTAACCGACGCATACAAGAAAGGCAAAAAGAATAATATGTTAGAAACATTATTAGGCAAAAATATTTATTTGAGTAATTCTATTATTGAAAGCATTCAAGCTGTAGTAAATACTAAAGCGGCCTTGTTAACAAATTCGGCAGGTGAACCTTTTTTGGAAAGTGCTTGTTGCGATGAAAGCATAAATGCGATTGAATACTTTATGGGTAAAGATAAAACTATTGCTGAAAATAATAACTTAATCAAGAATTATAACAACGTTATTGAAAAAATCAATAACTTAAACTCACCGTCTATTTTGTATCACGCAGAGAACACAAAAATTATATTGCCTAAAATAAAATCTGGGTACAACGACGAAACCATTTACAAGGCTTTCATATATTATTGTAATTTCAATAATCAATTACCTATGGACGATGAATTGAAAAACGTATGTGCGTATAAACCAATTGAATATGATGGTACAAAAGACACCGCTGATATTATTGAACTACTGAAACAAGATGGTAAAATATACACCAAGGCCATGCTTGATGATTTACTACACATTATTAATAAACGAAATATTGTTATTGTTGACGCCAATTACCCAATAATAAATTATGTGGAAAAATTAAGAAACGTAGTTAAAAAATATAATACCGTCGATAGTGTTGACGATAATCTATTTCAAAAATTAGAGACATTATTAGACACATTTGATATTAAGAAGGAAGATACCGAAGAGCTTGATGATATTAAAAATTATCTGTCTCGTGCGAACAACATAATGAAGAAGAATGTTATGGAATTTGTGAGAAAGTCGCCCGACATAAACAAATCTTTCCGTGATAACATGGAAAAAATATTGAATTTTGAAATAAACACTAATACAAGCGAGTTTTATGAGAATTATCTATACAATCTGCTTAATATATTCCCAAATATCATTTTGAATAAAAATATGAATGTTAAAAAAATCCCTGCTCATTGGTTATTATCTGATGTACACAGCACGGATATAGTTAATATATTAGATAAATACTACAAAAACCTTAATTCGTTTTCTAACAAACCTGGTTTAGAGTTAGCGTTCAAATTAATTAAAAACAAATACGCAATATTCTTGAAATTGATTAAAATCATCAAATATAATTCGCCTGTAAAGGTAAGTAATGGAACCGATTATAGTGAAATACCAAGCATCTTTGATAAGGAATTCATCACATATATCTATTCCTACTTTTTCTACAGTATTATTAATGAATACATTCAAATTACAAAAGACGATGAGTTTAAATCGCAGATACAGGAGACGCCTGATTATGATGAAGAGGAGGTTAATAAAAATATCATAAATTACATATTTGAGTTTTTAAATATAATGAATAATCACTCTACCTTAATTAGCAATTCATATGCGAAAATTAAGGATAAAATCTTGCAGACAAAGGCGAAAGAAAAAAATTCACTTACAGATCATTTGAAAGATTTAACAGACGAGGAAAGAGAAGTAAATAATTTATTCAAAAGCGGAAAATTAGGAGAGTGGGGGGTTGGCTTACAAAAAGGAGTGACCAAATACGTAAAAGAAAATTATGATGTAGAAAGAATGAAGATGGAAGCTCAGGCAATGAAGGAACGAAAATTAAATCAAACTGATAATGTAACCGATATGAATAAAGAAATTTACAAACTTGATTTAGAAGAAGAGGAGCAAACGTCGGCTGAAATAGACGCTGAGGAGTATAATATGAATAATATTCCTGACGACGATGATTTCAATAGCGACGAGGAGGATGGCGATTATTAGAGAGATTTATACAATATACTTCAAAAAATCAATATAATATTAATTGTAAATAAAATTATATTGAATTTATATGCTTATTCTGGATTATTTTTTAGAAATGCCTTATGTTTTATAGTATCAAAATGTCTTGCTTCATTCATTTTACTGGTAGAACAACCACAAACACAAATATAACTTTCAAGCCTCTTCGCATTTTTTGCCGCCAATTTTTCAGGATTGTCTTCCGCCCATTTTTTATTAGTCTCTGCTTCTTTCTTTTTATATTCTGGGTCTTCTCTTTTCTTATCCTTACATTTTTTATCCTGTTTTCTTTGATTTTCTTTTATTTCTTCAGGCGTTAGTCCTACATCATTCTTATTTAGTGTTGGCTTAAATATTTCTATATAATGTCCTTCCAGTTTTTCCGCTTCATCTTTATCTTTTAAATCAGCATATTCTAATATTTCAAATTGCCAATTATCAAATCCCCCGTTCTCTCTAATAAATTTATAAACCTTGCGATGAAATTCTTTTTTGCTACTATTCTTATTATTATTACAACAACTCTTATGTTTTGATTGTCTCTTATAAAAATCATTTGAATGACCTATATAATCATCTTTAATATTTGGGTCAATACAATAAAATCTATATATAACTGTGTTTGAATAATCTGGGGGCATTTTATACTTTAATATCAAAAGTTATATTTTAATAATCAATTTTAAAAAAAATATAATTTTATCAACTATTTATTATATTCATTAATATTAATGTTCAATTCATTTGTAAAAAATAATATTCCATTAGTGTCAATCATTTTACTTTCGGCTATTTTTATGTTTATTATACTAACAAAACCATCTCTAATGTTTGATAAAAACGGAAAGCCTCGTCAGTTTGGACTTGGTTATAAAAACAAAACGGTGTGTCCCCTTTGGTTGGCGGTTATAGTCTCTGGAATAGTCTGTTATTTAGCGGTATTAACTTTTGCGAACTACAAAAGGCTTATGTATTAGCCTATCTCTCTACCATAATATAAATATTTAAAATTATTTATATTATTATTTGATTTATTTACGCTATTGGTCTGAAATAGCTTTCGTCTCCGTTATTATTTACAATTTGTATATATGAGTTAGCGGGCAGTTCGTCGTAAGACATACCAGCAAGGTTTAGCTGATGTTTTGTGAATTTGGCTTCCGTTAGAGCAGTGATTCCATCATCCGATAAAAAATCCTTTGAGTGATTACTAATAAATACCGATAACTGCGTCGTATAATCTTGATTACTACTTGTAGGCGGTTCTTCGGGTAATCTCTGCCATTTCTTTCCATATACGGGAGCAGTACTATTTTGATATAATTCTTCGTAGTCTTTTGCTGACTGGTCAGCCGATTTTTCACAAGACATATTTATGATATAATTATAACTGATAGACGCTATTAGTGTTCCCGCAAGAATATACCAGAATAGTTTGCCTATTAATTTTTTCACATTTATCAAAGCAAATAAATTCACTGATGTAGATCCATTTAAAAACACTTCAAATTTACCATCATCACTACTGTTTCCTTTTATAAAATTTTCACGATATAATTGCTTAACGAACTTGGTATAATTATCCTGGTCGGAATCTATTTCATTTATGAATCGGGAGTAATTATTTTCAACATTTTCTAAAGCCTTTTTAAGAGTAGAATCTCCGTCCTCGCCCGATGGTTTTAGCATCTGCTTAACTGCTTGCGTAGCTCCCAAAGCATTTACTACCATATAACCAATCGTATTGGAAAATGGATTTATCCAACCTGGAAATAATTCAAGTAACATGAATAACATACCAAATATTATTAACCACGGCAAAATGGTTATAGCAAGTATAGAAAACCACTGTATGGTATTATCCATACATATATTTTTTGATATATTTACATTTATGAAATATGTGCCCGAAATTAAGAATATGATATAAATAAGTGTGAAAATAGGGCTATTTGAGTTAGATATTACAGCTGATAGACTTGATGACGATAATGTAGCAAATATCATTAAAAATCCATATATAATTGTTAAAAACAAAAAATATATCATAGATGTAGCGGCACTTGGTAATACTAATTCATCTTGTAGTTTATTAAATTGATCTTTCGCAACCGCACTAGCGACAGTAGAATCCATAGTTAATTATATCTATATGTATAATATATTTTTATAAAATAAGTATAATTATTAAGATATTATATTATGGATTTTAAAAATATAAATAATTTAAATAATTTTTTAAATTTTAATTCAGCAAGCGAAAAATTAGATAATATGATTAGACCTAAACTGATTGAACCAGGCGTCAAATATTTTTTCGGTGGCGTATTAAAAGAATGCAACAACTATAAACAGCGAAATTATACATTCATTTATAATGTATCTATGTTCGTTTTATTTTGTTCTATTTTAGGAATAATTCTTATGTATAGATACAAAGGTAATCTCTCGCAACAAGAAATAAATAAAAAACATCTTGATAATAAAAACTATATAATGTCTAAATTGATGTATTATAATCGTGCTGATATGGAAAATAAACAGAGAGTTCAAAATAATATGATTACTAATTTACCAGATTATAGCAACCACCCAGAAGCGTCGATACTTCATAAAAAAATATATTTTTAATTTATAATATGAGTGATTCGTTTCAAAAAGATATCGTCCAAGATAGTGATTACACTAAATATTTAGAAGAACTGAAAGAATATTATAGTTTGAAAAAAAAATATACCGCCCACAAACAAACATTTATCAATAAACTGATTAATTCCAAAGACT